TTCAACTTTTGTCTGAATCAAATCTATATCGAATTTGTTTTTTGCAGAAAATACAACTTTGTCAAAGTTGGAGTCGACATATTCTTTGGCTTTAGTTAGTGAATCGTAATTACTCTTAGTTAAACTCGTCGCATCTGCAGTAGCTTTGTAATACTTACCCCCATTTTCCGCATTAACAGTAACGGTTACACCTACTTCAATATTTGCTATATCTGCGTTTGCTTCAGTTAAGCTACTGTAAGATCGATCAATATTTTTAACAAGCTGACCCAAACGATCTTTCATCTGTGCATTTGTTGCATTTGGATCTGTCAATTCTGCTGCAGTTGGTAAAGGCATTTTCCCACCCCATAAAAAAACCCAGCTCTATGGCTGGGTATGGATTAATACAAATTTAGTTAAACTGCGGTTTCTGGTACCGGTATAAATGGCGCACCACGGAAACGAGCGAAATTATCGAAACGGTTTTGGCAGGTTTCAAGGCGCTTATCACATCCTGGATAAACCTTGATTCGTTGCCCTGCCTGCGGTACTTCCAACAATGGCAAAGTCAATAACAAAGCACCTGATTCATGCATACGAATCGTCCGCTTAAGACCTGCATTACCACCGTCCAAAAACTCAATTACGCCTTGTGTGAACCAACCCTGTGGCTGATTCACCTGGCATAAAATTCGTGCTGCAGTACTGCCCGATTCAATTGTCGTTTGCACCATAAAATTTTGACGCAATAAACCGCATGCCGTATCAAACAGCGTATTTGTACAGCTTGGCTGATAAAGATTTCGTGGCATTTGTACGTTCAATTCATCCAGATCAGATGCAACACTGGCTTGAATTGAATTGCGATCTAAATCAGGCTCAATGATTCGACCTTCAAAAAGCTTGATAGCGCCGGCACTGGTATCTGTTGGCGTATTCATATCCATAAAAATACGCTCTAACTTAAATCGAGCACCATCTAATTGGCCATTATGAAACGCCTGGACAACATTGATGCCGTTCCATTTGTTATCGTCAATACAATCAATATTGATCGATAAATTATCGACTTCAATGCCGAGTGAAAGACTGATTCCGTCACGGCTGATGATAGGACCTTCCGAGCTATAGACCTGACCTGCAACCACCAGGTCAAAGTCATAATTCGTGTATCGGAATACATCACCTTGAACAGTGGTGATGGTATAGAGATCTGCCATCACAAACTGATCAGCATCTAGCAAGGCAATTAATTGTGGAGAAGCTGCTCTCATACTTTATTTCCTAATGAACCGATCATATCGACCTTATTGGCTTTCCATAATTTGCTCATAAAATTGGTGTATTGCTGTTCATCATCGGCAAATCGGCAGCGGTAGTAATACGTACCCTTTACTTCAAATTTAATGCCCTGTTCCAATGGTTTTGAGAGCGTGACCATGCCTGACTTGGTGACTTGAGCAGTTGTGTCATCCCAGAACAGATCATCATCGTTATCACTCCAAAATTGCTGATTGTCGTTTTCATTCCAAAACGTTGGATCAACTTGAAACGTCGTTTCAGCCTTTGTGTGAGCCAAAGGAATCACGGAAGTATGCATCTGCTTATACAGTTGGAAACTTGTCGTACTTCCATCACCATTGTAAGAACACACGTAATCACTATCCTCAGGCATTTTAAAAAGAAAGGAATCAAAAGCCCCACGTCGCTCGATGAAGAAACTTTCAAGTTGCTGTAGTTCATTCTTTCCTTTATTTTCACGCAAGAAGGCAAATGACAAAGATATTTCATACTTTGGAACGGCCTGATAACTTGCTCGAAGTTCTCGACCATTCACCGAAGTCATGATCTTTGTATTGAAAATGGGTTTCTTGCTGAGGTCCCATTCAAGTCCTGGTAATTCAGGAAACAATACATCTGACATTTACCCCTCCTTTTATGGTTTGCCAAAATTGCGATTAAAGCTACTTAGACTTTCAGCCAGTTCACGCCCATGTTTTTTCATAAACCGTTTAACGTCTTTAGAATCCCAAGCCTGAATCGTTGGGCTGAAATAGACCGGTGGCTCTGAGCTTCCACCACCGCCACCGATTCCACCACCAGAGGATAAGCTTTTACCCAAGGCACGGATCGTATTGGCATGCTGTTTAGGCAAGACCATTTCCTCTTCATGTAGTTGAGTCATTGGATTTACACCCGCAGGAATGTCGTAACCTCCTCGAGCAGATTTGATTTTGCCAGCAAGACCACCGACCAATGCCAATGCAGAAGCACCAGCTGCTACAGCAAGCACTGGACCAATGTAAGGAATGGATACCATGGCTTTAAATGCACCCGCCATCGCTTCCCAGGCATACATCATGATGGACTTGATTGCTTCACCCGCTTTGATGGCCAAACGTGCTAAGGCACCTGTACTGGTTGCCATGGTCTTGGTCGTTTCACCTGCAACTACGGCACCAGTTTGTGCAGCTTGACCAGTAACTTCAGCAGCGGTTTCAGTTTTGATGAATCCAAGCTTTATGGCCAATCGAGTGGCTAAGCTTGCAGCGTACTTTTTCATTGGCGCCGTGATCATGCTTTGAATAAAGGCCCCTGCCATTTCTGTATAAATGGCATTCATAGCGTTTCGCCACGTCAGAGTTCCATTCATCATTGACTGGATGCCTTTATCCCACAGTCCAGACATGCGAGAAGTTAGACCACCAAACTTATCTTCAAAATCCTTCATCTGAGCGGCATCAATAAGTGCAGGAGATTGAATATCAGAGATTGATTTCTGATTATCTAATGCACCAATTTCATTGGTAGTGGAAGTGACTCCGGAGCTTTTTCCTGTAAGTGCACCAAGCTCTTGTTCAAGGTCTAAGCGCTCTTCAAGACCTATACGCTTAATCGCCGTAAGATTGTCTTGAAGTTGCTTTTCTAATTTCACTTTATCAACATTAGAAATTTTTCCGGCATCAAACGATGCCTGTATCTGAGCCATTTCAAGTTCATAAATACGTTCAGATAAAATGATCTTACCTTGAAGCTCTTCCTGTTGAAGCACGTGATCTTTTTCTAACTGTTCGATGCGAAGAGCTTTGACTTTTTCAGCAGCCTCCTTTTCAGCTTGAACAATTGCATTGATTTGCTCATCACCTGAAAGCGTTGATTCTTCAATATCAGCAATTGCATTTTTCAGATCAGTTGCAACTTTTTCTTGCTCACTGGCATATTTATATTTCAATGCTAATCGTTGTTTTTCAGCTTCCTCGGCTTTTTGAGTTTGAATCAACTCAAGTTTAGTAAATGAAGATGTTACAGAAGTAACTTTACTTGGATCATCACCCAAAACAGAGTTAAGCTTATTATAATAACCATCTCTCTTTTGGTGATGTGGCTGAGCATTGATTTTATTGCCATCGTAATCCCAACCAATCGTATTTTTCCCCACAGTCTTACTCAGTTCACTGTAACCAGCATTCTTAGAAAGAGCATTTTTCGACTTCGCATAAAATTTATCGTTAAATATTTCATTAACTAGAAATTTTGCCTGAGCATCTAAAGCTTCCTGTGTTTGCTTAATATTCCCACTAGAGTCCATCAAACCTTGAGAACCTAGATACTTCTCTAGATTTACAGCACGACTTTTTTGCCAAGAAATCATGCCTGTATTTTTTTGGCCATTATTCTTGTCGGTGTGAGAACCATATAATCCACTGTTTTTGAAATCATTCTCACGACCTACCTCAGCAGTTAAATATCTGGCTTGTTTATCAGTTAAAACTCCAGTGTTCATAAATGCTTGGTAGACCTTAAGCATATTTCGAGTGGTCTGATCTGTATTCGCAGCTATGGCAGACTGCTTTTCCATCTCTTTGGTTTTGCGCTGCTCAGCTTCTTCAGACTTTTTCTCTGATTCTTCACGAGCTTTAGCAGCTTGTGCACGCTTCCAATCTTCCTCAACAGATACTTTTACCGCTGCAGGCATAGGAGTATAAAAATCAGTACCAGATTCAGCCTTTTTATCAGCATAGAATTCAGCCTTATCTCGGCTAAACCCCTGATCCTCAAGCATTGAAATATATGTCTCTTTCTTGCCATCCATTTTGGAAGCTTCGACATATTCAAGCTGTTTTGCAGTCAAATTGGCTAATGCATTGGCTTTATCATTAATGGAGTCAGTATGGTCCTTGTTGTCCTTAGTGCCTTGGGTCACAACTTGGTTATAAGTCTTTAGGACGCCTTGAGCACCGATAACAGCCTTTTTCTCCTTATCGACTGCTTTGGCTTGATCATCAATACTTGATTTCAGCCTATCACTTACAGTTTTTAAGTTGTTAATACCTGTAGCAAGTTGCAGAACAGTTTTATGACCCTTATTGTACTCATCAAATAATTCTCCAGCTTTCTTACGATCTTCATTCGAAGATGCATAGTGATCGGTAATCGTCTTGATTAACTCTCGCATGGCCTTATCTTGATCTTTTAAGGATTTTGTAGCTTTATCTAGATCATCAGTCGCTTGGCGAACTAATACACGTTGCTGGACTTTATCCAGCTTCTCATACTCTTCACGCAGCTCAGTAATAGTTTTACCTTGTGTGCTTAAAGCAGGCACTGCCTCATCACTGCTTCGTTTCATGTAAAGGAATGCAGCACCTGCCGCTAGACCTTGAAATGCCAACATACCTAAGCCAGCAGGTCCACCGAGCAATGCTGAAGCACTACGTAAGACACCCATCGCTGTAGCGGTACGCAATGCCTGTCCTTGAAGCGCAGACAATTGCATCTGATATGCCATGCCTTGGGCCACGCCGATCACAAACTCTTTAGCCAATACGGCGCATTGAACAACCAATTTTGCTGAAATAGCTGCGCCCAAAGCGATGACCACAGCTTTAATATTGTCAAAGTTCTGTGCTATAGCAGTCACTGCAGGCGTTACTGAATTGATCAGCATTGCCTGAAAACCTTGGAACTGAAGCTCTAGTGTATAAAGGTTTTCTTTAGCTTTTCCGAGGTTGTTTACCATATCTTTAGACATGATAGCGCCAGCATTCTTGGCTTCTTCACCCCATTTTTTAAAGCCCGCACCGCCGTCTTTGAGTAGTGGAATCAGTAAACTGCCATCATTGACGATCTGCTCCATGTAGGTAATAGTTTCAGCATGAGATAGGTTGGCTTTTTCCAATCCATCGTAATATGCCTGGATAACTTCTGGACCACTTAAATCCTTGAACATATCAATGGTCACACCGATCTTAGGTGCAACCTTTTCAAAGAAGTCCATCATTTCGCCTTCACCACGGCGTGCTTCACCGAGACGATCTAAGGCATCCTTACCCATTTGGCCAAACTGTTCTAAAGATAAACCAGCTGTTTCAGCACCTTTAGCAAAGTATTGAAAATCCTCAACCGAATCACCCACAAGATCAGACATTTTCTGAACTTCAGAAGCTGTACTGATAGTATTACGAGTGAAACTGACTAATCCATCTACGGCTAAGGCTGAACCAATACCAGCAGCAATTTTTTTGCCCAAGCCCAGCATTTGTGTAGAAATATTGCTTGAGAGATTATCAAAGGTTTTTTGAACACCCGATACGTCAATCTGAAAGTCCACTTTTTTACCTGTGACTTCGATTTCTTTTGCTGTATCTTTAACAATACTTTCGGCTTCATTCATGCCTTTTTTAAGTTCAGAAGTCTTTGCACCAACGTGCACTTCCACTCGATTGTTGCTCATAATTCCTATCTCACAGGCATAAAAAAACCGCCGTGAGGCGGTCTTCTATTTGTTTAAAACTTGATTACATTTATTGGGCTGTGAAGCGTGTTCTTTCTGAATAATCAACAGCATCCAAGAATGATTTGATGAAGAATGGCTGGACTTTAATGATCATATTTTTGTTTTGACCAACCATTTTTATATCAAGACCATCATTTGCGGCTTTTATTAGATAATTCTTTCTAAGGGAAATACAACTTTGTTCATTAATATGAACATCATTACCCATTGTACCGACTCTTCGGTTACCTTTAATCAAAGGCAACTCATTTTGATTTATATCGAATGCTTTTTCAAAAAAAGACCAATTTTCACCGTTATATAATGTCAAAAGGCAATATGACTCTTGATCCCCTTTTTTGGTTAAGCTAAGTTGCCCCATTAAGAAATCTGTGTCACCCCATTTAATATCTTTAAGTGTAATTGCTGTACTCTTATATGTACGAGTACCTTGGTATTGATCCGTTGTGAAAGTAACTCTTGAATATGCGGATTGATAGTCAGTCGGCTCTTTCATTAACTCCATTGTTGCACAACCTGTGGTTGTCAAAGCCAAAGCTAAAAGACTCCCCCCTAATACTTTTTTCATAGTTATATCCAAGTTATTATAAAGTCACATAAACTTTAACCAACTCAAGTATATAAATCAATTAACTTATCACCCAGATAAATATCACCAAAATAATGAATCCAACTATACCCATTACGACCCAATCAGGCTTAGAAGAGTTAGTTGAGCTCATAAAGTTATTATGTTGAGCTTGTTTTTGATCTTTAGTTTTGTGTGGTTTAAACGTTGAATAAGACAATCCTGTACCAGGTGCGGAAACTGTAGTTCTTGTTCCTTTCTTGCTAACACTTACCCTAGCGCCTTTCCCACCAACCGATACGCTAGAAATACCTTTCTTTCCAACATTAAGCCTAACACCAGGTGCGACTTTAAAACTCTTTCTAAAATTAAGTCCCATATCAACTGCACTCTGTTATCTACAAATTTTTTTAGATGCGCTAATAGAACCATCTTTGCAAACAAACTTCGTTCCTTGGCAATGACTAATACCACCCTTCTTACCTGAACAAGGTTGACGCCCCTTTCCTGCTTCTGCAGTGCTTGTAAAAGCAAACATCAATACAAAAGTTAAACCTAAAATATTTTTCATGTTATTTCCGAAGTTTTTATTAAGTACATCAAAACTTTAATCAAACTCCGTTTAAAAATCAATCAGGGCAACCTTAGCCACCCTGAGGAAAGTTCTGCAGATCCGCAAACAAATCATCTTCATCATCGGTTTGCGTATCATCTGAACCGGTACTATCTTCAATCCCCATAAATGCTTCTAGGATCCGACACAGACGCTGAATGCCAACATGGCTGGGAGGACACTGCTTGTGATACGCATTCAATGCTTTGACTCTTGGGAAATCTAATTCATTACGCACGTAGTCGTAATCCTTGCCCAAAGTCAGCACCAAATGCGTGTACAGCTCCTCCCAGTCTATTCCCCCGAATCAGTTGCCTGCTCGTCTTCACCCGTATAAACCAGACCAGAAGCCCCCATGACCGTCTCAAATACGGCGTTCACGTGACCAACGTCAAGCAGTTCATCAGCAATGAAGTCGCGGGTAATGTCAGGATAGTTACGCTTTAAAGAGCCATAAGCCACATCTGCCACTAAAGCAAAGTCACTTGGATCAAAGGTTTTAAGCTTTGGCATCAGCTTTTCAGCAGCACCTAATGACAACGGCGCAAAAATCCAAATCTTGCCGTTAATTTTAAGCGGATTACCACGTGGGTTTTCGACCTGGTTAAATTGCATTTGGTATTACTCCGAAGTAGTCCATTTGAAGACACGGCCTAAATCATCGGCCATTGGTTGGAATTCAAACTCAGGTAGATCGTAATCATCCTGTTTTGAACTGAACGCAAGCTTATTGCTGACACAGCGGAAGAATTCCATACCAAAGAATTTACCTTTGTAGTCACGGAACAGATCAACACTGAATTCAGGCGTATAACCCATATCCAAATTGCTTACGACACCTGACTTGGCACCTGCCACCGTCGCTGTGTATTTAAAGCTGATAAAAACAGTTTTACCCACATCAGCTGCTGCAAAGGTATAAACACCTGTCGCTTCATCCACACTGTATTGACCTGCAACCGGTGCACTTGCTACACGCTTTAAAGGAACTGCTTTGGCATCTGTCACACCCAAGTCTTTCAAGAATGTGCCGCTGTTCGGAACGACTGGTGTTACTGACGCTGCAACGACTTCACCATTGATGGTTTGTGCTACTGCGGTAATACCACCTTCAGTGACCACGCCACCAAAGAAAATGGAATTCAACAATGCGCCGTTGATGCGACCCATAGTCGCTTTACACTTAATTGAACCTTTACCGCGTGCGGCGTCTACGGCGAACTGACCACGGCCATAGAGTTCTTTTAAGTCATAGCTGATATCAACTGACGTTGACTGCACTACGCCCACTTCAACTGGTGTGCCGTTGGTGATTGGATTACCGTGCACATCCTGTAATGGTGTGGCAAAGATTTTGCCGGCACCAAATAAATATTGAGCCATATCGACCTCTTAAAAATTAGAAAACCGCCGTATTGGCGGTCATGGAATTTATGAATTGCTTTAGGTAGTGGTAAGGATCCGTATCGGAATAATGGCAATCCCTTGGTCATCGAGCATGTTTTCAACTGCTTCAAAAACTTCGATCGTACCCTCGATCCAACAATGCTCGACCAGTCCACCTAAGGTTTGGTATTCGCAGATGTCAGGATGATCAGGTGCAAGCTTGGCACGCACTTGATCAATCATCTGATTTAATTGTACCGACGGCGGTATGGATGGATCTGATTCATGAATGTAAACGTACACTTCAGCTTCAAGTTCAACCTTGGCATCCAAGCCTTTCACTGGTGCTTCGGTTTGATTACCTTGGGTCACGAATAAAGCTGGACGCTCTTCAGGTGCAACATGATTGAAATGCTTTAAACGGCGACTTGTGGTTTTAATCCCCTCGATGCCTGACAAGCGATTAAACAATGCTTGGTAAATGGCTTCACTATTCACTGCTTAATCCCCTTTCAATTGCAGCATCAATATTCTTCGGTACGATCTTCGCCACTTCATCCAGTGAATCACGCATAAAACGGCGCTCTTTCATGTCGACTTTACGTGAATGGGCTTTAATCATGATTTGACGTGGTGTGATTGGCAGACCAAAGACTTTCTTAATCGTGCGCAAATGTGCCTTGATGGCCATCGTGCCTTTTAAGCCAAATTCATGAGCAAAGGCATAAGGTACTAAAGCACCACCCGCACCGACTGTACCCTCGATCCAGTCCTTATCCTCTTCCACCTTAGATGAAACGGATCCTCTTAAACGCCCAGACTGCACATTCAGGCGCTGACCTGTCAGCATGTCTTCCTGAATAGTGCGCTGAAGTTTAAGTGTGAGTGCATTTACCGTGCGTCGTATTTCAGCACGTACACGCTCATTGACCTCGTTAAAATCAACATCAGCATCAACACGGTAATCACTCATACATCACCTACTTTGCAGCAGCAGTTTCCTTTTTCGGTTCTGCTTTGGCTTCAGCAACCGCACGTTTAAAACCATGTGGTGCCAAGATGTGTGCAATGTCGGTATCCGACTCGATCACACCTTTTTCAACCTTGTATGTGATGCCTGCAATTTCAAGCGAAGTCGCTTTGAAATGATCAGGCGCTTGATACTTAAATGACATGCCTTGCTCCTAAACAACGAAAGCTCCAACGCCCAAACGATTGGGATTGGTACCATCATTACCGATTGGAATTGAATTTTTTAATGCCAGATAACGCTGGCCGTAAATGCTTTGGTTGTAAAACGCATCGGTACCAGAACGTGAAAAGCTCACGCTCTGACCTGCAATGGTCATACTCGATGCATCTGAAAAGCTGTTACCTGACTTTGATTTGATTGCGACCTTGAGAATATGTGCTGCATATAGACCCACAGCACGTTCTTTCAGATCACCAAATTCAAGTGACTTCACAACGAGATCCGCTTCCTCTAACGCGTCTGCGATTTCTGCATCGGGTAGATTCATTAGCGCCGTGTCGTACTTGAACTTCAACTTAAAAGCTTGTGGGTCCATAACTCACCTTACTCAGTGGCTTGAGCAAGTTTTTCTTGCAACTGCTCAAGGGTTTCATCTTCAGCAAAGGTGATTTCAAGATCAGTCAGTGCCTTACGCACGTCATCAATCGTAAGTTCAGCAGGTTTGGATTCATCCTTGCCTTTACCGTCGTCATTTTTACCTGATTGAGCGCCTTTACCACGACCTGAAGCAGGTTTTGAGTCACCAACTTCTGCAATTTCTTCAATGCTTAGCTCACCTGCATCAGTCAGATGCTTGGCAAACTTATTCTTTTGAAGTGCTTTGTGCTGATCGGCTTCAAGCAATACGGCGATACCTGTGGGCAAAGACGCAATACCCGCAAAAACAAAAGCGGCATTAGAGCCGCTGTATGTGTATGAATATTTAGCCATGTGGTTTTAATCCTTATGCATGGTCAAGGTAACGAAGCGAATCAACACGCTTCAGCCAAACGCCTTGGTATTTGTAGTGACCAGGTACAAGCACATCTAAGCCTTTTGGTTGCGCCGTCAAGAACTCAACACTGTTACCTTTGAACTGGATGCATGATGGATCACGGCGGTAGATGATCGAGCGGTCTGCGTTAGCAGTGCCTTTGCCATTACCACGACCAGAGCCACGAATGGTCAATGGCTTGCCTTGAGTAGCGAAAATGTTCTTTTCGGTTACCCAGTCAAGGAAAGTTTTACCACCAGAATCAGCCACAATACGGTTGGCAAGATTCGAATATTGATTCGATGCCAGGATGTATGTGTCTGGTTCAATTGATGCATCACCATCAAACTGATTGGTTGCATCAGCAAGCGATTTATTGAAGTCTGAGAGGACCTGTTCAATTGTCGCAGTAGCCCAGTTGTATTGTGCCGTCACAACAGTGACACCAGTTTGATTCAGGAAGCCATTGACCTGAGTGAGCTGACCGCTTGCATTGGCAGTGGTGTAGCCATACCAAGCCACATTTGACATGTGTTTTTCAGCAGCCAAGTTTGCAGCCTGAACTTTGTCAGCTTCCAGCGTAAGGTTCATTGCCTGAGCTGTTGCCAATTCTACAATTGAGTATTGGTAACCAATCGTGCCGACTTTTACAGGCAATTGCACAGTGTCGTATTCCACTTCTGCAAGCGGGATATCATCACCGGTACCTGCATAATCTTTACCGATGCCTACGCCTTTCTTACGTGACAGAATTTCACCACCACCATAGACCGCTTGAACATCTGTCACTGGAATGAATTTGGCATAGTCTAAAACTTGTGCAAGCTGTGGTGTAATTTCGTTTTGCTCTTCAAGCTTAATGAAAAGCTGTGCCAATGCGTCCATATTGAATGCATCGCCCACCTGTGCCTGAATGGCGTATGAAATCGGCGTTAAACGCGCTTTCATTTTTACTAATTTGCTCATGTTCTATTAAGCTCCACGAAGATTAAGAAGGGCTAAACCATCGGCACCAGTCACAGTTTCCCATGCTGCACCTGGTAATTCGGTACCATCGGTTGCTGAGCTCGACAAAGAACCCAACGGTGCTGCGGTCGTACCATTGGCAGTTTTCACATATACCTTGGCAGTGATGTCTGTGACAGGTGCTGTAGGTTTGACCCAAATCGCGCCTTCAAACATGACTGGCAACATATCAGCTGCTTTATAAGCTTCTTTACCTGCCACCGTTTTGCCTGTTTTGCCAACGCCGTGGCGTACCACTACACCAAAACGTGTCGGTGTAGCACCTGCCACAGCCGTTACAGATTTGCCATCAGTCGTGCGGACAACCACATCACCATCATTGACTAAAGTCAGACCTGAAAGCGGTAATGACAGTACAACTTCTTTGGCAGTTAAACGGCCACGCTGACCGACTACCGCATTTAATTGCTGAACCATGATTCAAGTTCCCCTTAAATTGTTTTATATGCAGCAGACTTGTCATAACCCTTATTTTCTTTAGGGTCTTGACCTTGGTTTTGCTGTTGTTGCTGTTGATGTAATGCATCACCGACTGCATTGCCTGGTGTGGTCGACTTCACTGCTGAGAGTGCACGGAATACCGTGTCGATCTGCTCAGGTTTAGCATCACCAACAGGGACACCACCGAGTACAGCGGTCACCAATGTGTCACCTGCTTTGGCTGCAATCACATCACGTTTGATTTGCTCACATGAGCAGCCTTCAGTTTTGATACCAGGTACCAAGGCAACGGCGTCCGCAACCACTGACGCACGTTCAGCCACGACCTGATCAAGTTTTTCAGGTGTGATTTGGTTTTTCTCAAGATCACCGACTTTTTGCTTAAGTTCTGCATTTTCAGTCTGCAAGGTATCAACCACTGCTTGTACAGCTGGCAATTCATCACCGATAGCAAATTGCTTGTCACCGACTTTGAGTTTTGCTGCTTTTAAGTTTTCAAGTTGGTCTTCTTGTTGCTTTACAGCATCAGCTAGCGCTTGGTTGTCACCAATCTCAAAGCGAATACCGTTTACTTTAATTTCCATCTTTTTCCCCTTTGGGTTTGGTTTATGGTCACCGACGCGACAATCACCGCCACAGCGACCGTATTTCACCAGCGCCACGTGATTGCCTTTAAAATTGATAAAGCGAGCTTGATACGGCGTACCATCAGGTGCCGTGCCTTGTTCAAGGACAAGATCAGCCGCATAGCCCAATGAGATCTCAACACGCTCATTGTTTTGAATGGCATTGATACTGTTCTGATCTTTGATGATCAGATCACCCAGCATGAAGTCACCTTCTTGGCGTACGTTTTCACAGTCGCCAATGTGATAGTCCTTCCAGTTGGAAGCATTGATTTCATTCTTAGGTGGGTGATAGTCCGTAGCATCTACGCCGTCGAAGCTCTTAATCACTTCCGGTTTGAATAGATCCTCAGCTGCCACATAGACATTGATGACCTGATCCGCTGAATAGCCTTCCAGATTTGGAAATTCATAAGCGTAGTACTGGCGTACTTGAGGTGCTTTGGCCAAACGAACGTTGACGCATTTCAGATACCCTTCTTGAGTAAATGAACGTGTACTTTCGCTTGGTGCAAAGTCACCAATTTTGAGTTGGTAAATGAGTTTCATGAGTTAATGACTCAGCTTTTGTAAGATTCCACATAAAAGAAGTGCACAAGCTACGATTGCCGCCATGTGTAAAAAGCACAATCCAAACAATCCTGAATCGTTTTCTGGCTCAGATGCTCCAATCTCTTCTAATGATGGAGGTGGCACAAATTCAGGTTTAGGCTCAGGCTGTTTTGCTGAATTTTGGGCATTAAAAAAGAGCCCATCGGCTCTTAATCTTTTCATTACTCGACTCACATCCTGGTGATTCAATGCTTCAATATGAAAATTACAGCTGGTCACCCTATTTTTGTTTTGAGCTTCCAAACGGCGATAAAAACGCGCCTTGGAAAATTTCTTTTTACGCATGACATCACCTTTATGTGGGCAATAAAAAACCCACCGAAGTGGGTGGGAATTTTGATTTAAACTATTTAAGTAAACCTAATATTTCATTAGCAGCATAATCTGGATGCTCTGCATTAACTGGTATCTGAATCGTATCACCACCAACCAAATAAATCGTCAGTGTCGCACCGATTCGCCCCTTTACCAGTTTGGCATAAGTAACATTATTTGGATTAACAAAATGTTCTTCAGTGATTTTTACAAGCATTTTTATTCCTTAGTTTGAATTACGATTCACCCCTAAGTTATTAAATTTAATTAAACTAATCAATCAAAATATCCTCATAATTCGGCAACGCCGTGCATCGACATCGAACTGGTTGACCTGGATGACCGCCTGAAGGTGGTTCATCCCAACGGAATGTTTGACCATTTTTAATCCGATGATCTGTTCGTACACGCTCATCTTTTGCTGATTGCCATACATAAGTTTCCACACCCATGGATTCCTGACGCTTCTTGTTGATAGCGCCGTTGATCTTGCCCATCTGGTCGGCTGCAATCAGTCGCGCACGAAAGTCCGTACTATGACCGAGCTTTTTAATTTCCTGAGCTAATTCCTCGTTGGTCTGCCCTGTCTGCAAGGCATTCATCACCAATGCTTCAAGCTTATCGGTGTACTGACTTGGAATTGATTTAATCAAAGAGACGTTTGCAGCAATCTGATTATCGATTTCATCCTGAATATCAGCACCACGGAAAAACGGCGTAAGGTCCACACCAAGAATGGTTTTGGTATGACTGGCAATCTGCTTATCCACTTCCTTGCTTGTGTCCATAACCACTTTAGTGGCCAAAGACAACGACACTTCCATGGTGTACTTCACCATCTTTTCACGTAACGCCGTGAATAGATCCGTCACCCAGCTATCACCAATGTTCTGCCCTACGGTAGGTAAAACAAAATCCTTGGTGTGTTCCTGGCAATATTTGGAGATTTCCAAAAGCTGACGTGTATAGAACAGCTCAACACGGCGATTGACCTTGACGGCCTTAGGCTTTGCCTTACGTCCTTTCTTACTTTTCTTGATCTGCTGAAGCTGAGGCTTAAGGATCTGTATAATCGTCGTCATTGGCCGTCACCATGGTTTCCAGCAATTTAATGTGATCTTCACTAATCACAGAGTAAACGCCGTCGATATTAAGCTGACGTGCGATCTGTGGTTCAGTAATGATGCCCATATTGAGATACTTCTCATCACGCTCAGCATTCGCTTTTTCTACTTCCGCACGGACTTTTGCATCCAATTGCCAAAGTGGATTAAACACTACATTTAGCTCTGGAATCTGACGTCCAAATGTAGACTGACAGATTACGGCGAGGAACTTCATCAAGATAGGCTTGAGGTCCCATTCCTGCTTAGTGGCAATCGAGTCATAATAATTACGAGTGTCATGCTCACCGGTTGCGTTCATGCCCGCAGGTGATTGGCCAAACAGAATCGTATAAGGGATATCTGCCGCGCCCGCCGTCTGTACCGAGAATTCACGCATCATGTCAGGCAAGCCAGCGAAGTTATATGTCTTGGAACTGTATTCTTCCTCAGCATCAAGGACCAGCATGCCATTCAAGCTTTTCATCAAGCCCACAGACATAAAGCGCTCCATGACTCCTTTCATATCCTCTTTGATCTTGTCGACCAGGTTAGGCGTTTGAATCACATCAATCTTCGATTCATGAATCAGGCTGGCAGATCCGCGCTTCACACTGGCATGGTCAAGCAGATCCTCATAGACTTCCTGCAGGATACTTTGGGGCTCTTCATTAACTACATCAGCATGGGCAATACGAATCAGGCGTGAATGGTGAATGCGCTTCTTAGCCTCATTCCCCATTTTCATATCGTAAAATTCAGGTTGCTTCAATAGTCCACAGCATGCCGACGGCGGTAAATAACTGTTTTTATCCGCCGTGATGTATTTCTTTTTCACGACAGTAAAGAATTCCAAACGTCCTTGGCCAAGTTTAGAAATATCTAAAGGTTGATCTAAGTTACCCCCATCAGCCGTGCCAAGCAGGATGTACACAACGCCGTAGAGACGAGAAAGAATCAAGCCTGATAAAAGCACATGCTCTAAGTGAAACGCCTTACACGCTTCTTCAAGGCGCTTTAAATCACCACCTTGTATGCCTTCATAGAACCATCCAGCACGAAGCATGTCCGATGCAGGACGATTGACGATACGGCGTGCGAGCCAGTTTTGGTACACCGCTTCAAGCTGATCATCGTCAATGTCTTTCCGTACAAATTTACCGTGTGCTGCTTTATCACGTTCTGTACCAATATTCGATACCAGGTTCGTATATGCACCAGCATCACCAATGGTGTTGATTGCCTGTTTTACTGCATCAGCTACAAGCGTTTTAATTTTACCGCCTGTATCCGACTTTTTATCTTTAGCCATAAATACCTCTAATCAAATACAGTCGGCTTTTTCGCAAGAGAATCATTAATCGCATCAATCGTTGGATCCCATTGGTCATCATGCTCATGGGTGAAATCAGCTTTTAAGCCCTCAATTTCTTCAATGTAGTTCAGCAACCACGGCGCACTTACAGGCAGAACAACACGACGATCCTCGACATAGAACACTACATCCATGGTCCGGGTCAGTTTGTCTGTATCACGTTGGATCGCCTTAATTGGTAATGTCGTTTCACGAGAGATGTTCTGGATCAGCATCGTTCCAGACGCTTTGTCCTCGATGGCCATGTACCGAAGCTTGCCAATCTTGGTATTGCTTTCCTTGTGCTTATTGATAAAAGCCTTAGCTTCCTTAATCAGCTCAGGTGCTTCCCACTTACCACGGCGCACATCAATGATGTAAAGCCGGTTGTCATACCCAAGGCCTGCACATAAGAAAACTGAGTAGTCGTTATGTTCTTTAATCTTCTGTGCTGTATCTGCCCAGATCGCACGCCATTTCAAAACTGGTAACTCAAGGTATCGATCAAACCATTCAGCCTTGACCAGATCACCACCGAGCTTTTTCGGTGCCTGTTGATATTGACTGCTGAATGTATAACGAGACACTGTAGCGCCGTCTTTGTCTTGCCCCCCTTTCTCCAGCTGCAGTAATGACAACAAAGACTCTTTCAAAGGCCAGTAGCTTTGACGGCCTTTTTCATCACGTTCGACATCTCGCGGCACTTTCTTTCGAATGTGCTCTGGCAACGCATTGATGTATTCATCATCAATCAGGGCTGGTATCGATATCTGATGCCAATTACCCGGCACATTACCCGTCATCACAAAGTTAGTTGGATCCTCAACATGTAAACGCTGCATGATCAGAATAATCGGTGTGGATGATCTAGCCTTACGTGAGTTGACTGTATTCAGAATCTTACGATTCGCCTTGTTACGTGCCGTCTTACTGAATGCATCTTCAGGCTTGAGCGGATCGTCCAGGATAATCGCACCGGTAAATCCATTATCAGCCAATGTACCTGCACGGCGACCCGTAACCTGACCACCCATTGAAGCGGAATAAACGTGCCCTGCTTCATAACCGTCTACAGTCGTTTTCCAGCTTGCCTTAGCATCAGTACTGGTCGAGATCTTAACGGGCCATAAGCCCTGAAAATCTGCCGATTTGACTATGTTTCGCGCCGTAGATGACACATCCTCCACAAGTGACTGTGAGAATGACAAATATAAGAATCGTGAACGCTGGTTTCGTGCGATACCTCGTGCAATCAAGTTAGTCAGTAATTCAGTCTTACCTGAACCAGGTGGAACGTTAATAACTAAATTTTCGATTCGTCCGGCAATGACTTCATCAATTGCCCAGGCAATGTATTCATGGTGCCAATTGACCGAGAACTTGAAGCCCATTCGTGGCAGAAAAAAACGGCGCGTAAAGAATAAATGTTCTTTCTCGCACCGCTCCTGCTCGATCTGCATTTCCAGCAAGCTAGTATTTACTTTCGAGTTCATCCATCACCTGCCTTACCAATTCTTTTGAGGCAGTTACATAGGTTGTATTTTCGTTCTGCAATGGACCACCATCTGGACCAGTTATTTCCTGCTTGGTTGTACGTGCGTCCGTTTCCTGATAAGCCAATTTCAACAGATTCTGTTTGGATACTTTGTTCTTTCCAGCATCCTCATACATTTTCTGAATTTCTTTCAGTCGAAATGCCTGGTTTGCGATCGGAATATCAAAAATATTCTTTCGAAAATCCTCACGTGTCTTATCAAACAGATCCTTTAATTTCTTACTGAGATTGCGGCCTGCATACTTGGTCGGGTCGTAATTTTCACACTGCCGACGATCAATTTCGATGTTAAATCTTTGCATGACAGCATCTGCTACTTGTTGAGGTGTTTCAAAGCAAGCAAGAGACTGAACTATAAAGATTTTTACAGGCTCTTTTAGTGCCGCCATAATTACCCCTTTGTCATGCTACGTCATGCAAGATAGACAAAAAAAAGAGCCTTTCAGCTCTAACCAATCACACAATTCCCACAACACGCGGCAATACTCGTTTCAGATACAAACGGCGCATTCTTGGCAATTTCTAGAAGTCTTTTAACAGACTCATCAGCACCCCATCGTTTTGTTTCACCAAAGAACACTTCAACATCATGGCCAGCCAGGTAATGCTTAGGCAGTCCGGTCATATCGCTATAAATGATTTCCCCATCTTCATCCCGTTCAACTCCGATGTGATATAGCTCATGCTCAATCAAACGGCAGAACTCACGATCCGAAGCCTGTTCACAGAAAGCAGCATCCACAGTAATCAAGTATTGAGGCACAAAGCCAAACCAGTCCCGCATCTGTTGTTCCTGGCGTGCTTTCTTCCAGCCACCCACGTTAAACATCACTTTTTCACATTGGCCTAGTACCATACGTTTTTTCGCTACGGCGGCAGATGAAGCCCAGGTGAATGCAAGAAACTCTTCATTGTCATGCAGTAATTCAGCAATATGATCATGATCCGGGTTATGCAGTTCACCACCTAAAGTAAGCCAGTTATTCATGACCCACTCTTTAAGTTCTGGTGCAGGTGCCAAACGAATGGCTCCCTCTTCCTCAGCTTGATCAATCAGATCCGTCGGTGGGAATGGTCTGAACTGTTCCATAAGATGCCTTTAAATTTCTCAGCCATGCCGTTGCACGGCCCATATTGATGTCATTAACTTCAAAGCGGTGATATCGATAACCCATTTCTTCAGCATGGTCATAGCGATCCATACTCCAAGCTTTTGTGGCCAACTTACCTTTTCGACCACCAGACCAAGGCCCACCAGCAATTTCAATTAATGTGAGATAGCCAACCAGGTGTAAATCAAAACGCCAGTGCTTCGTACTTTTAAAGTGAAAATATTCTTCGTATTTGATTTCCATCCGATCCAAGATTTCTTTTAATCGATCGAATGCTTCTAAGTATTTTTCACCAGCTTTGGGTAGGGGTCTGACACGCGATTTCTTTTTTGGCGGGATTTTTTGGGTGAAAAGTTTATAAGCCTTTTCATCCATACAAAGTGAACCGTAAATTATTAATGCGTTCTTTCAGCTTAATTATAATTTCATCGATTACTATCATTTGATGACGCGTCAATCCAGATCTGCTGAGATTCTGATACTTAGACAGCTCAGCACTGCAAAATTCTAAGTCTCGTTTCGCTTGTACTTTATCTGTCATGTAATCACCAATAAGAAAAGAAAAACCCCGACAAATTAATGACGGGGTTTGAGTCGTAATACGTTCGACAAAAGGAAAATAGCAATATATTTCAATAAAAAACCCGTTTAACTCTCTCCAATTAAACGGGCTTGACTTGCGTCACAACGTCTTTCTTCTTTTGCAGAGCAACTATATTGCTTAAATATTACAGCTTTATGAAACAGCTCTTTGCTTGAGTGATTGTTATTCAACTTCTTTCAAACAATCCCGACACACCTTGATTTCTTCATCATCAACCGTGTAATCGATCTCGGTTGCACCGTGTAGGCCGAATAAGCACATTAACAATCGGAGCATTTTGTTCTCCTGATAATAAAAAGCCCGCTTACTCGTTCAAATAAGCGGGCCAGTGTTGCAGTCACTTTCTTCGTATTACGTCTTCTTCTTATCGCAAAGAAAATATAACACCAAGGCTTCGATCAGAAAGTATAGAGAATATTAAGAAACTGTTTTCAAATGTTTAACTTAAGTTAATTTTCTTTTCAGGTAATAAATTCTAAGCATTAAAAAAGCCCACCTTTCGATGAGCTTTTAAATCAACTTAGTGCATCAACGTACACTTCGGTCACTATAACAGAAATATGCCATATCCCGTGCGCACGGTCAATAACCATTCAATCTATTTTCAAGCGTTTATCATGGCCGCATAAATAAAACTTGCCGCAGTAGATCATGCTCTTGATTGAGGTTCTGCCCAAAGTAAATTCACGCACCATTTGATCGAGTGACATCCCTCTTACATTCTTCTCAATGAACAACTGCACAGCCACTTTCGCTGAAGCACAAACCGAACTCGACTTATTAAAATCTACAATCAACTTCCGTACCTGCTCAGCTTCAAAATCATTAATCTGGCAAATAACCTGATCCTTACGCGGTGCCACCCCTTTGTTATTTTCAAGAATCAGCCAGTAAATCTGATTTACCCCAAGTGAGTCCGGCTCATGACCTGACTTCATACGTGAAATCTGGATGTATGCCCCATACTGCTTAAGCCATTCCTCAATCGAAAACTTTGACCAGTCCATTACTTGTGCTTTCACTACTGCATTCATCCCAATCTCCTTATTTCTGCGACCAATATTCTTCTTGAACATTCTTTAGGTTTGGTATTTCTTGCCAAAACTCGACTATTTCCCAACTAACTCGATTCTCAACATAGAAATAACCATCACCACAAATAGGAGTGCCAAAACGAATTTTTCCATCCGTACACAAACACATTACTTTCTTGCCTGGTGGCATATCTTCAACATGAATCCACTCTGCACCTACCGCCTTAACCATCGCATTCATCCCTATTCCCTCTTAATCTTTAAAGCCTTGCTTAATTTCTTTGCGTGTTGCCAATCTCACATCGTCATATGAATAAGCAACTTTGTAATTCCATTCTTTTGTGTAGATTCGACCATGTGCGACTAGGGCAACATTTTGAATATCGGTGATAGGGTCATCGTCAACCGTTACCACTTTTGAGCCTTTCCGAATAAATAACCACTTAAGAAACCTACCCATCACTTCATCCCCACAATCAGCATCGCAGCATCCCGTTGTTCTTGATTAGTTCTGCCTTGCCAACCCGTAATTCGATTAAAATCTTCTGCTTTCAACTTTGTGCGTGTCGGCTTTACCAACACCACCGCCAAACCGCATTCTTTTGCCATTTCAGCCAGCAATTTACCTGTTGCGTGGTTCTCCCCTACATTCTTGGCAATCTTCTCTCCTGCGCTCTTAGAATGGCCAAAACGGAAATTAGATTTCTTGTTCAGCCAACCCGCTTCAATGACCACCTTTTTAATTTCATCTTGTCGGCTTCGGAATAGCTCTACAGTCCGAGCAAAGGTTAAATTTTTAAGTTCCAGTGACTGCCCTAAGACAGCCACTCCTGATTTTTCTAAGTCCGGATCAATGCCGATAATCAGGTCAGTCATTGGCACCTCGCAGATAGATACGATGTTTAGTAAGGCGAGAACCGCGACTTATCTCCTTGCTTACTTTTTCAGTAAGTTTTAATTGGTGAGCAGGGTCAACTTGGATATTTAACACCTCATGTCGAACGGATAGATTTTCAATAGTCTTCTGTTGCGATTTCACAACCTCTTGCCATTCATTTCTTTCTAATTGAGCTTTTGTGGCTAAAGCACTATCACGAAGCACCACCTCTTGCAGCTCTGTATTCTCCGTTTGCAACCCCTCACACTCCTTCTTCTTCTCGATATAACAAGCCTCCATGTTGTTAAGTTGGGCTTTTAGTTCATCAATCTCACCCTGCTTCTCCTTCAGCATGTCGAATAATTCAGCTACAGTTTTATGCGCTACGTCTTTAAATTCACTCATGCTCAATCACCTTCGTATTTGGGGAAATATCCCTAGAATCAATCTGCGACTCAACCTGATAACCCATCAAAGCCTCATAGACTCTCGCATCAAGTTCCCTTCTATATTTATCAGCCAGGAGCTTGATTCTCCCTTCTTTAGCCTGTTTGTATGCCTGGAAGGCTTCTTCTGCTGTGTCAAATCTGCCAATTCGTACCTGCTTTTTTCCATTATTAATTTTCGATTGAAAATTATTCTCACGACTGTCGTAATAAACCCCAAGTGGATATTTATCTTGGTTTTTATCTTGCCTATTAAGAAGCTTATTGATTTCCTGTGGAACAAACACACAGGTGTCTTCGCTGTAAGATTTATTACCCCTCACAAGTATGTCCTTATCTAAATCCCACCCAGTTTGATTAAAGCCAACTTGTCTAGAGCACCAGTCCTTAAAATAAGGGTAATATTTAAAATTTTCAGATACATAGCAATCTCTGTAAGTGGGATGTTCGCTGTGGTATTTATCGTCATAACAGCGTTTCAGCATTGAACCCCATAGCATGTACTCCTTTAGGCGCTTACCATTAGCGCAAGCAGGCTCGTCGCCCAAAATACCCACACCCCACACAGTTGCTACCAATCTATCTTTAACATTGCCTTTTTTAATCTGATTCATCTCGGCATTTGTTTCATAGCCTGTCTCAATGAATTTAATGTGCACCTTAGAGCTGTTCACGTACTTAGTAACAACCAAAGGCCCATAGTTATTAGTCTTAAATATTTTCCCTTCATAATTTAATTCATTCATCTTTCAGTCACCTTGGTTAGTGGCGAGATGTGATTAGCAATATCACTACAATGGTCAGTTTCCTCATCCGACCACTGTTTTACATTCACATAAAAAGGTTCTGTTTTTTGTTCTGAGCAGTAAGTGCAGATAAGTTGACGTTTGGTGTCTCCAATTTTGGAAATATTTTCCCAATCATGGTCACATTCCTTTAATTCTGTTTTCTCGATTAAATTCATGCTGCTTTCCTTTTTTGATATCTTCTTTTTTGTATTGTTTTTTCTTTAAGCGCCTTTCTTTTAAGCACTTCATCGTCGCGCAATTTCTGCAATTCTTCGGCCTTCGATATCACCGCACAGATTTTCTTGTACTCACCCCGAGTTAAGCGGTTGCTATGACCCATCACCGTGGTGTGTCTAATTCGTTGAAGCGAAATACCAGTTAATTCAGACAAAATATTGCGCCTCGGGTTCGAATGCCCGCCCGAATTACACCAGTCCACCAGGCGCGTTTTCTGATACTGGGAAATATATCCATTTTCACTGCTTTCCACCGTTGACCGCTGTGGGCGTGGTTTAAACTCCGTACCTGGTAACTGCTCAACCTGCCCGCCACTCTTAAGAAACTTCTTAACATCCCGGTTTAACTGTTTACGCAGCTTTTCTCTCTCAGTCGGAACCGCTGTTGATTTACGAGCAACGCTTTCAGCTTTTACGAGTTCTAAAAATTCTGCTTTATTGATGTTCATCCCTGTACTCCAAATAACTGCTTGGCTTTAGGTGTAAGGAAGTAGCGATATTCGTCATTACCACCTCCAACAAATCCAATAAGACCGACTTGCACCAAGGTTTTTAAGTAGCGCTGTACCGATCTAATCGTCATGTATGGCAGCGCTTGATCTTTGATTTCCTTGGTTGTGGCGATTGGTGTGTTTTTAATAACAAGTAAAACGTCAATGCCGCGATTTAATGAGGCTGCCTTGTTGTGCTGATATGTTCTTTCGTTCATGCGGCACCCGCCTTACCGACCATAAAACTTGGTGGCACTGGTAATGACTGTTCGATTGGCCGCCACAGGTGTAAGCAATACGGGTGATTGTTCACATAGTCGCTTTTGGATGGGTGGTACTGGATTACACAATCACCCTCACCCCAAAATAGCGACTTGATAAAGCACATCTCCTCCCATGTTGGGCAACGCGCTGGAAGCGAAACACTCACGTGCTCCCAGCCCATCTGATCACTAGCAATAACGGTAAAAACATGCTTTTTAGTCTTCACCCAAAATGCACCATTGTTTCCGTAGCTTGAATCACTACCCAGTAGACCAGTAGTTATTCTGAATTTTTCTGGAACTTGAAAACTCACACCCCACCCCCTGCGCTTTGCCCATACTTCAACTTCATCGCATTCATCATCGCCATTGGCAAAGACATACCCGCTTCTTGAAATTCCTTAACCTTGCTTTCCACCCAAGATTTTTCCTCTGGTGTCGGCTCAGGTAGCCATGATTTAAGTTTAGGTGCTGCCTTGGATGTACCAATCATCTTCGGTGGCACATACCACTCTTGCTGACGACCTTGCATCTGAGCTTTGGCTAGATAGGTCTCATAGATCGATTTGAACTGCTTAAAAGCCTCTTTCATGCTTCCCTGCTCAACCAGCCAGTAAACCGAGTCCCATGCCTTTTTGGTCAGGGTGGTAACTTTCAATTTCCCCTCCAGCAACTCAAGCTCCGATTGATTTGAATAATCACAAGCACGTTGCCAAGCTTCTGTTACTGTCCACCAGCTGCCAGCCATACACCAAGTCTTAAAATCAGAAAGTGTTGGGCAGAAATCACCTGATCCAGCTTTTGCATTCAGTTGAGCCATGCCCTTTTGAAATTGTTCATCAGTCAACATTGCCAAAGCACCATTGATGATATTTAGAATGCGATTCAGGTCAGTCATGCCGTTAAATTGGCTAATGAACTTGTGTCCATACATCACTTGCATGATGTCGTAGTATTCGCGTGCCTTGTCTAAGGCGATCCCGTTATGCACGACCCACCTCCTCAATCAGTAATGGCTTTTTTGGCTCACCAACATCAATCACCTGTCCCTGCTGTTGATCTAACTGCATACGTTGTTCAGCGAGAATCTGGGCTGTGGTTTTGGTGATGGATTGTTGTTTTTGAGGTTGATCCTGATTGCGCATAATCCATTGAACAAATTTCACTAGCGCTTTGTTATCAACCATGGGTTGGTTTGCGTAGTACAACTCGAATTGTGGTTGCAGTTGATCAATGTATTTCTGGTCAACTGGTCTACGTCCAGACTTCAATAAATTCGCATTCACATAATCCAGGTCGAACGTATATATATATTGGTTACTGGTTATTGGTTCTTGGTTAATGGTTAATGGTTTATGGTTTATGGTTGGTTGCACGTCCGTTAAATTTCCGTTCAACGCTGCTTCAACGGTCGTTGGATTCTCATTTAACTGACCTTCAACGTCTGTTGAACTTCTGCTATTCGAATGATCATCATTTGATGAACCACCATCAGAGTTCCGTTGCTTTTTCTCTGCGCGTTTTTTAGCAGATGCTTTTCCAGCATCACTAGCCTGTTTGCGCTTACCGTGATATTCAGCGATTTCACGTTCACAACGATTGTTGATATAAACCCCATCCTCAAGAGTAAAAAACTCATCAAGAACATATTTCAAAGCAGCTGTCTGGTCTTCAGTTGTACATTGCAAACGGCGAGCCAAACGCTCCAAATTGGATGCATCAATTGGCTTTTCAGTGTCGTAATACATATCTAGAAGATCTCGGTAGATCGCACGCTCAACCAAGCTCAAATGTCGAGTCGCATTGTTGAAATCCCCAATATGATGCTGGTAATAATTCATAACTTTTCTTCCACTTTGAGGTATGCGCCAATGCTCTGACCTTCACGCTTTAATTCATCAAGCATGTCGTCTAAGCCAAATTGATTGTTTCGTTCAACCAGATAGTGAATAAACCCATTTTTCACTTCAGCCATTTCTTCATCGTGATGACATTCGTGCTCTTCACATTCATGGGTCTCACATTCAAGACATTCATACTCAAAGCCGCTTTCTTTCATTTCATCGGCAATCATATTTAAGTCAGAACCACTAGCTGAAGATATGAAGCCAAGAACATCTTCTAAAGTTATGCTCATGCTGCCACCTGCTGTGCTTTACGCATTTTATTGACTAGGCCTGTAATACGAGTCAGACCAAAAGCAGTGACTCGCATATTGGTATGCACCATTTCTTGACCGGTATACTGGTTGGTGATGACAGGTGAAATACGGTTAATAAAAACCTTATTCGTCACATATTGAGCGTGAGGCTGAAGCTTTCCAGATTTACCTGGTGTCTTCGATGGTTCACGGTAGATCCACTTTTTATCAATGAGCAGTTGGATCAGATCCGATTCACGAATACCGATTGTTTTGGCACATTCACGCAGGCAGTAGGTATTTGATGTATCAGCAATCGCTTCCAGTGCTTCAGCCTTAGGTGCAAGTACTGCTACTTTTTCACTTAACTCAATATTGAGTTTGGCTTGCACTTCGATTGCTTGAAGTAGATGTGCTGGGTTGGTGATGTCGAAACTATTTTTAGCCTTAAGTGCCTCTTCCATTGCGGTCATACGGTCAAATACTTGAGCTTGTAGCTCATAGCTATATGACATAGCCATCAAGCAGGCTTCGCGTTTTGGGAAGTGGTAGCAAGGATAAGTACGGCCTTTAGGGTCTTTGTAATCTCCAATAAATTTTGGAGATTGATTTCCCCCCAAAACCTTAGGTACTTTTGCCATAAAACTATCATGGCGAAGTTGCACTGGACTGCTTTCGTTTTTAGCGCGGTATTCGTTAATAAAGTCAACAATCTCAAGTGATGACATTGTTACTTCGTTTGTGTTAAAATTTCCTTGTGTTAACATGTTCATAGTTTAAGTCTCCGATGATTTGAACACCGAAAAAGCCTGAGTTCTGACCTCAGGCTTTTTCTCGTTGTAGAGCCGATAAATACTTTGCACACTCGCCTTTCATGGCCTTACGCAAAGATTGAATTTTCTGTTCGATTTCTTCGAGAATGCGATCTGTCTCATCCATTTCAGCAGGTGTCACAACCCCATCTTCCAGAGCAGATAAAACCTGCTTATTTGCTGCGCCATTTCCAACATTCATACCAAGCAGTGATTCAAGAACACCTAGTTCATGGTCCTTGCCTTGAGCTTGATCTACTGGAACTAGTAAAAAACCTAATTTGTGCGCCCATACTTTTAATGGAGCTGGGTTTTGTGTGTAGGTCAGCATTGCTTCAAATGCCTTTAGACTCGGCAGGTGGTTTTCCATATTTGGATTGGCATAGTTCAAAATCGTGTTATGAGACACGCCAACAAGATCAGCTATCTCTTTTGGAGTAATGCCGTTCGACTGATGCACCATCTTGTGCAATGCGGTTTTGGTCTCTTTCGATATATCCATGTGAACACCTTGTTTACTTTCACGTTTATTAAAAAAGCTAAGTTGCTGATAATTGGTTTAAGCGGCGGTTGGGGTCTTCTTTAAGAAAAAATCAAAAAGATTTTTGTGAGACAGCTTGTTGTTGCTAGCCTCGACAATTGCTTGAATTGTCTCCATGCGCGGCTTCTTGCGACCATGGATTAGGTGTGACTCCATATATCCATAGGAAACACCAACGCTAGAGCAAAACTGGTTCCTCTCTTTTTCGTTTAATGATTTCCAGTAGTCGTATAGGTTTGGCATAAAGAATACACCTATTGGGTAAATTAATAATAAATATACCTGCTAGGTAAAATTAATTCAACCTATCAGGGTATTTATTTTTTCTACCTAACGGGTAAATTTAGTAGGTGATTTAAATGATGGGGTTCGGTATGGCTGACTTGATGCAAATTCATGAAATACGGTTGAAGAATGCGCGAGACTTGATGAAAGAATCAGGGTTGAGTCGTACTGATTTCTCTGAAAAGGTGGGTCTCTCCTACAATTTAATCAGTCAATACATTGGGAAGAACCCAACGAAAAATATTGGTGATGAAACAGCTACTAAAATAGAAGAAGCTTTCGGCAAGCCTAAAGGCTTTTTAGATCAGGCGAATGCTATTGCAATGCCTTTAGATGCGACTTTAAGTAAAGGTAGTATCCAAATAGCACCTATTGAGTTTCGTGGCGCTGAGGGTAGTAAAAAATATAATGTGAGAATACCGGTGTACAGGGATGTAAAGGCTTCCTGTGGAAGTGGGATAGAGAATTTTTTAGAAGATCCAAGTGAATATTTAGACATTGATCCATCGCTACTAAGGATTTTAGGTATACAAGCTAAGCCGGAGAATCTACGTGTGATTTATTCCGATGAATACAGCATGTGGCCAACTGTAGCGCCGGACAGCCCTCTTTTTATTGATGTGGCTGATAAAGATCCCAGCATGCTTAAAAGTGGGTCAGTGTATGTTTTTAAGCATAACTACGAGCTAAGAATGAAAAGGATTTTTATAAGCTATGCAGGCGGCACAACAGTAAGGCTTGCAAGTGATAATCCTGACAAGATTCGCTATCCAGATGAATTTATTACTAATGAGCAGCTTAATGAAATTGATTTTATTGGTCGCTTGGAATCTGCTTTAGTTAAACCTTAAAAAAAACAAAAGCCGCTATATGCGGCTTAGGTTTTATCAAGATGTTGAATATAGTAGCCCCCAAAAAAAGAAGGAAACCATAATGATCGCAACACTTAATAAATCCAAAACTGCGCTAACGATTAATCGTCAAGAATTTAAATTGGCATTAGGTAAAATTGGTGAAGGGGTTGATAAGCAAATAGCTTCGCTTAAGAAGGCTAAGCAAAGCTACGATGCTGCTGAAATAGCACGTGAGGTCATTAGTGAAGCAAATATCTTTGAGGCGATTATAGAAGGCTTTAACGAAGCAGAAGAAACCAATCTAAAGCTGACTGACATAACCAATCTTGAAGTGGCACAAGGATGGATAGATGAGTTTTTAGAAAAGTATTCAGATATATAAATAGCCCAATTAATTTTTCTGGCTAGACTAAATAACTGCAAATCCGACGCAATTTTTTTTGATTGAGAGTGTTATGGTTTTAGATCGTGAAATACAATTAGCTATGATGCGCAAGATGCAAATCGTTTATCCATCCTATTATGACTTTGATACCGACTACCCTGATGGTCATCAAGATAGAGATAAAGCTTTAAAAAACTTATATTATTTGCGAGCACATGAATTAGTTGAAGCTAAAAGCATAATTATCACTGAATACATGGATGGGGATTTGGTTTTAGACTTTGGTGCTAGCACGCTCACCCATCATGGCGTGGACTTTCTGGCAAATGATGGCGGACTTTCTGCAATCCTAAGTGTTATAACGATTAAGTTTGAAACCCAAACACTTAAAGCAATCCTAACAACCAAAATTAATCAGTCTGATTTAACCCCTGAGAATAAGAAATCAATGATTGATGCACTCGAAGAGCTTCCTGCCGAGTCCATAAAACACCTGACCACGAAATTACTGGATGAGTGTGTTGATAATCTGCCGGCAGCAATTCTTCTAATTGGAACGTGGTTGGGCTCTTTCTAACAAACTTGAGCAACATATTTCCGCCATCAAGAAGAAATATATCTTTATCTACGTCCATCTCAGTGTAAATACCAGGATGCTTACCGTTTAAATGAAAATATAAGCTTTTTAATTGATTCATAAAAATTACCTTTGCTGTGAACCCGGCACAGCTTACTGATCGGGTGGAGAAATTAAATGGACAATATTCTTCAATTTCCAAAAGTTGAATCCAATAGCAAGGATGAAATTAGAAGTTCATTGATAAACAACCTTGTTGAAAATGGTGCATCAAAAGAACGTGCTAATTTAATAGCTGAAAGAATGTCTCCATTCTTAGATATATTGTGTAGCTTTGAATTCCATCCTGATTTTCCAGAAAATCCAAAAACTGAAGATTACAATTTACTTTTTAAACAAATTTCTGAAAAAATCTCGATATTTAGGGAAGAACTCCTTCTCGAGAGAATTAGTAGTGAGTGCTGGAATACCCAATGTGATTGATTTGGGTTCTGGTGTTAATTCACCATCCTTCAGATCAATCTGGTCCTGACTTATATTTAAAGCACTTAGGCAATGATGTTGATTTGATTGACCATCTGATCCGTGAAAGTGCAATTTAATCTTTGTTACATTTTCCTCAGTGAGATGTTCCGGATCAGTAATAAGAATGCCTATAAGGAATCCTTTTGGTCTCTGACCCACTTTCACCGAGATTAGTTCGCCCTTACTGGTTACTCCGATCATCTCAACAAACTCCAAACAACCCACCTTGTGTGGGTTTTCTTTTGTCTATTAAATCTTATTTCACCTGAAGAGTAAAAATATTTTTACCATTTTTACCTAACAGGTATTTACTTTATTTTACCTCACAGGTATATTTTATCTCACAAACAAAGAAAAGCCCCAGCGTTGCAACGAACAACCTGAGGCCTGACCCACACTCTCTCTGTGAGTAAAGTGATTATGAACACAAAATTAACTCCACACAATAGCTTCAAGGTAACTCTGTTTACTGCTGCCTTTACCGTAAGCGCCTTGGCGTTTGCTCATCTTGCTGACTTTGGTACTGACCAAGTAGCACCAGTTCAAAATATTCAATCTGAATACGGCATTGTTTCACTAAAAATGCATGACCAAAGTCGTGGTGAAGCAATTCTTAATCTGGATGGATTTCGTTTAAATATCTCTTCATTTGAAGTTCAGGCTTATCCAGATAGCTACGGCGTACCTGGTTCAGAGTTCACTGCAGTCGAAGTAATGGAGCTCGGTGAAATCAATGTATTTGATGCCAATGGCAATCCATATAACGACTTCACTGATCATCAAGATCACCGCGAAATCAATTCAATGATCGCTGGTTACATCATGAAGCATCGTTTGGTGGAGGTGCGGTCATGATCTTAAATTCTGCTGATCAAATTTTTGAAGCACTCCTGAATGGCCAATCGGTCTACTGGTGTGAATGTGGCTCTGACGACTGGTCTCCTCTTAATGATCGAACTCAAATTAATTTTGTAGATCTTTACACCGGTTTCCTGCAATTCAAAGCAGATGAGTTGCCTGTAGTTCCAATGCCGATTGAGTTCAACTCAACTCATCGTTATTTCTCTGAATACATCAAGACCTTTGAAGGACTTGAAATATATCGAGTGGGTAAAACTCGGGCCAGCTATTTTGCCCTACGTGTCAAAAGATCAGGAACTATTGCTGACTATTTCTGCAACACAACTATCTATTCCATTCAGCCGGACGGCTCATTGAGGAAGATGGATAAATCCCTTACTCCGCAATGGATTTTAGATGGATTGGAAAATGCACGTGTTGCTATGCGAAAGAACAAGCGTCATCAAGTTTTAGAAAGTACCGGCTTCTTTGCATCGGAAGACTATAAGAACTTTAAGCGTAATAACCGTCCTGCAGGAGTACGTTGAGATGGCTATTCAAGTATTTACACCAGAAAACACCCTGCTTGTAGAAAGTATTAAGTGCTACCTGTATACCGATCCTGGTATGGGTAAAAGTACCATTGCTCATACCGCAGAAAAGCCTTTAATTTTTGACTTTGATAAAGGTCAGCATCGTGTATCTGCTGAGCTGCGTCGTGGCGCAATTGTTCGTATTGATAGCTGGCTTGACCTTGAGAATCTTAAGGATGACTTCTATGCACCCTATAAAACTATTGTTTCAGATACTGTAGGTGCAATGCTGGATGCAATTAAAGATCATCTTTCCAAGAATAGTGACAACCTGCAACGTGATAAATCACTGACATTAAAGGCGCAGGGTCTAGCTGGAAACCTATTTATGAAAATGGTTCGTAAGTGGGAAAACCTAGGTAAAGATATTGTTTTTATTGCTCATGCTGTAGAGCAGGAAGCTGGTAAGAATAAGATCAAAATTGTGCGTCCAGATCTGGCTGGCAAAAATAGCGCGATGCTTTATCGCATGTCAGACATTATGGGCTATCTACACGCTTCTACCGATGAGAACGGAGATGATCTCCGTACGATCTATTTCAACCCATCTGAGTCACACCATGGCAAAAACTCAGGTCGCTTAGGTCGAATACATACAAATGGGAATGGTGTGGAAGTTTGCTCTGGCCAAGTTACTGTTCCAGATCTGGCTCATTCCCCTACTTTCCTTGCAGATCTGCTTAAACAAGCCAAGGACCACATCAATACTCTTACTCCAGTACAAGCTGAAGAGTTAAAAAATATCACTGACCTTAATCATTGTAAGCAAGTCTGCGAAGAAGCCAGTCATGCCGGTGATCTAAATCAGCTTACTGAGTCACTTATGCCTGAGCATAAGTATGTAAAAGAAATGTGGGCTGCTATTAAGGCACGTGGCGCTGAAATGCAATGTACCTACGAAAAAGAGAAAAAGCGCTGGTTCAATCCACCTCAATTCAAAGGTATTTCTGATGAGCAGCTGGCCGATCTACAGGACTTTATCGATACCTGTGGTCTTGATGCGAAAACAGTGTGTGAACACTTAGGGCTTGATGCTCTCAACCAGATAGAAGCTTCCAAATTTGAAGCCGTAAAAAATGAAATAGAACAAGTAGCTAAGGGAGCAATGACAGCATGAAAATTAAAGAAGGTGGTGGGATGGAAGATAACAAACTAGAGCCAACTGAAATTGTTCGTGGCGAAATGGGAATCTGGACACACCCGGTTTATTCAAAATACATGAATGAGCATCTGGAAAATGAAGAATATGTAAGTCGTAAAGAGTGGGAGAAGTTCAGAAACCACTTTGGTGTAGACGTTGTGATGTTCTGGATGGAAAGCAGCGTTAATTCTGATGATTGGGAAATCATGATGGATGATTGTGACATTACCAAGTGGGATCCGATTGCACCAAACGGCTTTTTCTTAATTGATATCAACTTTAGTGAAGATGATGCCTATGCCATTTTCGCTCGAAATAAATATGAAAGCGAGGTGGCGTGATGGAAAAGAATAAATTGTGGTGCGTAGGAATCTGCCCTGAAGATGATAGTCCGCATGAGCAGTCACCTGCCGTATCAAAAGAAATTGCTGAACGTGCTTTGGCTCGTTACAGAGCAATGACTAAGGCTGAAGGCAATCAGTTTATGATCGAATCATTTGATGAATACTTTCAGGTTCAAGAATGGAAAGGCACAGCTGAAGAACACCAGGAACAAATGTTTTACACAGAAGACTGGTTTAAAGAACCGATGTACCAGTGCAAAAACATGCAGCAAGCCGAACAAGTATTTAAGTACGGTGAAATCGTGCATTGCTACAAAAATGGTGCTGAATTGATTACTTCTGATCTTAAAGAGGCCCAGCTCTTCTATGAGGTGATGTGATGGATAGCATGAATCAAGTAGTTGAGCCAACCCCATTTGATGATGCGCAATGGCTCTGGTGCGCTGACTGGTGCAAGAAAAAAGGTTTAAGCCCATACGATGCAGTGAATTGGGCGAATGCAAAAGCAGAATATTTGAAGGCTCAAGGAGGAAACAGTGACTGA